TCCTGAAACTGCGTTTTTTCCGCGTCTGTCAGGCGGATTTGGTGGACTGCTGTTTTTGTCATTGCGCTGGCCTTGTGATTACAGTAATGTCATAACGATAGCGCATTGATAGGCGGTGCGCAAGACGGGAGAAAGATATGGAAGACCAGACAGAGATTGCCGTAATTGACACCAAGCAATTTAATCTGCCCGAGCCGACTGTTTTCAAGGAACAGATGGAGGGCGCGTTTGCGAAGATGTATGAGAAGATCGACGCCGATCTTGCAAGCCGCGTTGTGGACCTGACCACGGACAAGGGCCGCAAACAGATCGCCAGCGATGCGCGCAAGATTTCAACTTTGAAAGTGCGTATGGTTGAAAAGGCTGGCGAACTTGTGGCCGATCAGAAGGCAATCATCGAGACGGTGACGAAAACCCGGCAGGCAATGGAGGCCGAGTTTGACAAACGCCGGGATGCGGCCCGCGCGCCGCTGACCAAGTGGGAGGAAACAGTCAAGCAGATCGAGGAACGCGCCAAGTCGGAGCGTAACTTCATGCTGACGATCCGCGCGCAATCGGTTGATGGGGTTCTGGTTGCCGACATGACCGGATCGCAGCTTGAGGCATTGCAGAATGAGCGTTTGGAAATGGTTTTTTCCGAAAGCATGTATGGAGATGCTGCAAGTGACCTTGCCGCGCTTAACCGTTCAACTATTGAGTTTCTGGGGGCGGCTGCAATGGCAGCGTTCAAGGCCGAGGACGAAGCCAAGGAACTTGAGGAACTTCGGGCAATCCTCGCGGAAAATCTTGCGCAAGTAGCCCGCGCCGAGGCCGAACGTATTGCGGCACAGGAAGCCGCTGCACTTGTGGAACGTCAAGAGGCGGAACGGATTGCAGCAGAGAAGGCCGAAGCCGAACGCAAAGCCGCAGAAGAAAAGCGCATCAAGGAACAGGCCGAGGCAGACGCAAAAGCCCGCGTTGAGGCGGCACAGGAAGCCGCGCGCGTTGCTGTTGCAAAGGCCGAGGCAGATGCGGCTGCATTGGTGAAAAAAGCCGCCGATGATCGAGCGGCGCAGGATAAGGCTGAGGCGGATCGCATCGCCGCAGAAGCCGCAGAGAACAAGCGCCGCGAGGAAGACCAGAACCATCGCCGCACGATCAATCAAGCGGCTGTGGCGTCACTGTCTGCGCTTGGCCTGTCCGAAGACCATTGCAAAGCCGTTGTTGTGGCGATTGCAAAGGGTCAGATTTCACACGTTTCAATCAAGTATTAAGGGAGAACGATATGCCGATCACCTACCACCACGATCTTGACCAAGGCAGCGATGCTTGGCTTGCCGCGCGTCTCGGAGTTCTTACTGCTTCTTGCGTCAAGTTGATCTTGACGCCAACGCTCAAGATCGCGAACAACGACAAAACCCGCGCCTACGTTTTCGACATCGCGGCCCAGCGAATCACGCAGTATCTGGAGCCGCAATTCATCGGCGATGATATGTTGCGCGGGATGGAAGATGAAACCTACGCGCGGGATAAATACGCGGAAAAATGCGCGCCGGTGACGGAATGCGGTTTCATCACCAGCGACAAATTCGGCTTCACGTTCGGCTATAGCCCTGACGGATTGGTCGGCGATGATGGGCTGATCGAGGTGAAGTCTCGGATGCAGAAACACCAGCTTGCCACCATTGCGGCGGGTGAGGTTCCTGCGGAATACATGATGCAGCTTCAAACCGGCTTGCTGATCACGGAACGCAAGTGGATTGATTTTATCAGCTATTGCGGCGGTATGCCTATGTGGGTTTGCCGGGTCTATCCTGACGCTGCAATCCAGTCCGCAATCATCGACGCGGCGACAGAGTTTGAAGCATCGGTTCGAGGCGTGATCGCGGCATATGAGGCGGCTATCAGCGCACCCGGCGCGCGGGCTTATCCGACAGAACGCAAGGTGGAACAGGAGATGATCATCTAATCAGGTTTACATGTGTGGCGGTTAATGGTATTTGTTTGGGGCGCGCGGATTGCAGTCTGCGCGCCCACATTCAGGGACTTTTGAAGGGTTATCCGTGAACAACAAAATAATAATATCTCCGCTTTACAAGCATGTAAAGCCAGTAGGCTTTTATGTGTATGTTCATTCACGTGAAAGCGATGGTTCACCATTCTATGTCGGCAAAGGCTCCGGGAAAAGAGCATGGGACCGAACAAAATATGAGTGGCGGAACGATCACTGGATCAACACGGCAAGAAAGAATGGGGTCAATGTATCCATCATTAAGGATGGCATGACCGAGGCTGACGCTCTTTCCTTAGAGATGACAACTATTGCCGAAATAAAAAACAATGGCGGGTGTTTAGTCAATCAAACCAACGGCGGCGAGGGAACAAGCGGACGGATCGTAAGCCCTGAGACAAGAGAGATGATGTCTGCAAAGCTTGGTAAGGGTGTGCATTGCTCGAACGGCATGTCATTCAACAGTCACAATAAAGCCGCTGCGTGGCTGTCAACGCATTTGGGTAGAACTGTATCCGGCGCGGCGATAGGCAAGGCGGCGCGGGGCCAATCTCATGTCGCCTATGGGTTTTCATGGTGGCGTGGGTGCGACGAGCCAAAAGATCACAAAATTCAATTGGAAAATCTTAGATACCGCATCGGTCGAAATGTATCGACTGATTGCGGTCTAGATTTTCGCGCAATCGGGGATGCTATCTCATTCTTGAGAAATAATGGATTTCCGAAAGCTTCAATCAAAAACGTTTGGATGGCGGCAACCGGCAGAGCGGACACTGCCTACGGATACAGATGGAAGTATGCAGGATATGACAAATCAACCGAAAAGCAACGGCGGGATAAAGTAAAAAAGCTAAACCCCAAATCAATCACGATATTTGACGACAGCGGAACAGAATACAAAAGCGCGCGCGCTGCTGCTGCGGCAATCCGGAGCAATGGATACCCGACCGCAGATCATAAAGCCATTCTTAATGCAGCCAGGTCAGGCGATGTGATGTTTGGCACTAAGTGGGCAATCAGAAATATGGAGAACACCAATGGATATGAGTAGCACAGTCACGGCCAAATCAGACCAACTAAATTCGGATGATTTGTTGGGCGGGCCAATCACAATTACTATAACTGCGGTTAAGGCGACGACATCAAACCCTGATCAGCCAGTGGCAATTCATTATGCGGGCGACAATGGCAAACCGTTTCTGCCATGCAAAACCGTTCGCAGGGCTATAATTTCATGCTGGGGTCCGGATGCTGCAACCTACACCGGTAGACGAATGACGTTGTATCGCGACCCAGAGGTTGCATTCGGCGGAATGAAGGTTGGCGGCATCAGGATCAGTCACATCAGCGATATTGAGCGCGAGGCTGTTTTGATGCTTACCACCACCCGCGCCAAGAAAGCACCTGTTAGAATCAAGCCGCTGGGGGCGGACCCCATCGCGTCCGCAACCCAGACCCCAGACAACGCGCTTGCCCTATGCGAGGCGGCGGCAGGACGCGGCACAGAGGCTTTCCGGGCTTGGTGGGGTTCGGATGAGGGTAAGGCGTGCCGTTCTGTTGCACAGGCCAATATTGAGGCGTTGAAGTCCATGGCGTCTGCTGCTGATCCTGCGCCGGATCAAGGCGACGACGAGCCGCCTATGTGATCCACCACACATCGCAACGAATAACCCCGGCCAGCGATGAACTGGCCGGGGTTTTGTTTATGCGGCGTCGAACAATCCGCCCTGCGATGCCTCAGCTTCTGCCAGATTATTACCAGCCATGGCGGCATATTCTGGCTTCAATTCAAATCCAAGATATCGGCGAAACATCTTGATAGCCTGGTATCCGGTCGATCCAATGCCGTTGAATGGATCAAGCACAACATCCCCAGGCTTGCTATAAAGCCGCAGGCAACGCTCGATCACATCCAACTGCAGTGGGCAGACGTGCTTTTCGTCGTTCTCTGCCTTTGCGCCGCGCCAGCCGTTCAGCACCTTGCCTTGATTTATATTCATCCAGACAGGGCTTGCCCAGTCAGCCCACCAGTTCGCATCGGACATTGCGCTGAATTGCACTGGCAACGGTTGGCCGAACACCATGTCAGACATTGCCCGCTCCATGATCAGCCATGCGTCGTGCGGATCACATTTCACTATTGCAAGGCACAAAGCCATGGACGGGGAAAGGCTGGTGTAGTAATAATCAACTATGGTGTTTTGTTGAGCCTGATCAGCCTCGGTTGCGCCCGCCAGCGCGCCGGGGATTTCTTTTTGAGGGATCATCATGCGGCACCCCGCGATGCCTCGGCTTGCGCCTCGATCCACTCGGCAATCTCTGCGTCGCGGAAATAACGCCGCTTTCCGATGTAGGTCGGTCGTGGAAAGTCAAGATCGGGGTCGTTCAGCCAGCGCCATAGCGTCATATCAGAGACGCCGCCAAGCACCTCACGCACCGCCACTGCCGTTATCAACTTGGAAGTCATTGGCCCACCTCTTTAGGACAAGTTAGGCCTCCCAATATTCACAGTTTTTGGGTCAGGGCAAAAGGATCATCCTGCAATCAAATGAGCTATTTGTCTGCATCCTCGATTTCGAGGACGCGGCAAACTGA